GCCAGACCCACCGGTCTGGCTTCTCACATTCCAGGTAGCAGCTACGAGCCAGACCCACCGGTCTGGCTTCTCACATTCCAGGTAGCAGCTACGAGCCAGACCCACCGGTCTGGCTTCTCACATGACATGGACACTTGGTTTATGTGACACAATTTCGCGATTTTTTTCGGGGCCGCCGCCCAGGCGTGTCGGCAATGCACGTACTAAAGACAACCCTCAGAATTTTTTAAAATAAAAAAGACTTTTTTTGCGTGTACATGATAAAATGGGGTTTATCCAAAGGAGGTCTCATGGAACCGATTCTTGTTAGAGAAGCCGTAAGATCCTACTCATCGGGCATTAAGATCAACCTGTATCAATGTGGGCTTTGCGGGTCAGAATTTGAATGTACGCCTGGAAACATCAGGCACGGAATCACCAAGTCATGCGGATGCCTTAAGCGTGGCCCGAAACCTACAACGAAACGCAAAGTGTCAAGTTGCAGACTGGGCCGACCCCCAAAGCCTGACCTGATCGAGAATACGCAAAACGCTCCGAAGCTAATCAAGACGTTCACATCGCAGACTCCCGGCGGCGGCAAGAAGAATCTGTATGAATGCGGCTATTGCGGCACAGAGTTTGAATCAACACCAGGAAACGTTCGGCATGGTTTCACAAAGTCATGTGGATGTCTAAGTCGTGGACGACCAGGAGACGGCAGATCAGGCGAGAGGCTTTATGCTATATGGTCTGGCATGAAACAAAGGTGCAAACCGGGTCACTACTCATCCAAGAACTATGGTGATCGCGGAATCACTGTATGTGGGCAATGGCAGAAGTACGAATGTTTTCGCGACTGGGCTTTGCAAACTGGGTACTCCAGCGAACTGACAATAGATCGTATTGACGTAAACGGGCATTACACGCCTGAAAATTGTCGATGGGCTACACGAGAGGAACAATCGCAAAACAAGAGGTGCAACCGATTCGCAAAGAACGACATACAAGAGATAAGAAGCCTCTGGAGAAATGGCGAAGACTGCGTCAAGATAGCAAGGAAATTCGGCCTTCCGCGATCAAGCAGATCTCACATACTAAATATCGCTAAAGGGAAGCATTGGTCGAATATCAGCGATCAGTAGCCTCCCCCCCACTCCCATCTTGTTATGCTTGTTTACTTATGTTATGATATGTATATGGGATTATACGGATCGTTCAAATCGCTGTTTCGCGGCAAAACGCCCTACTCCGGCTGGGGTGGGCTGGGTGGTGGATATCGCCCGTATAGCGTTTGGCTACCAGGAACAACGTACGATTACACGGAAATGCTTATCCAGGGTTTATGGAAGAACTCCACGGTAGCATCCGGTATCGACTGGCTTGCCAGAAACTGGTCCGTCCCAAATTTACAAGTGGTGCGAGTGGATGACGAAGGAATCGAAGATCCGATTCATAACCACCCCGCTTTGACATTGTTACGCCGTCCCCACCCTTACGTGGGTGAAGCAGCGTTCGTCGGTGCATATGTCAGGGACGCAAGCTGTTACGGAAATGTCTGGATCGAGAAGATCAAAAATCGCCTGGGCGAGCCAGTGGAACTCAAGATCTGGAGGGCTGACAAGGTTTCGCCCCTCTTTCCAACGGACGGATCAGATTACCTCACAGCCTGGCGATACAACATCAACGGGAAAATGCTGGACGTTCCTGCGGACAGAGTGATTCACATCCGGCGTTATATCGACATGGATCAGGATCGGGTCGGCTGGAGTCCTCTGATCGCCCATGTGCGTGAGATCGCAGTTTTGAACGAGGCATCCACCTACACGGCCTCTCTGCTTCGCAATTTTGCGGTTCCTGGGCTGATTGCCACCCCCAAGGGTGATTTCACGGTCTCAGAGGACGATGCCAAGGCAATCAAATCCCGGCTCAAGGATGCCCTCACAGGCGACCAGCGTGGAGACCCAACAGTTTTGACGGGTGCTTACGAACTGCACAAGATGGGGTTCACGCCGGAAGAGATCGGTCTGGTAGAGATTCCCAAGTCGGCACAGGCTACGGTCCTTGCGGCAATGGGGCTGAACACTTCGGTTCTGGGGCTGAATACGGACAACACGGGTGCATACGGAACCTACGCAGATGCCATCAGGGCAGCATACGTCCACGGATTGATTCCGCTCCAGAAGGTTTTTGCGGACGAGATGACGCACCAGCTGTTGATCGACTTTGAAGATCCTGATGACGTAAGGTCCGGTCGGATCAAGTTCACGTTTGATTACTCGCCTGTCGAGGAGCTTGATGACCGTGAACAGATTGCTGCCAATCGTGCGATACGTCTGCTTGGTGGTGGAGTTATCACTATTAATGAGTCTCGCGATATCGTTGGCTACGGCAAATCTGATTCACCAGACGCTGACTCGCTTGGTATCGCTAGGGATGAAATTCGCAACGAGATTATACCCCAGGCTGATCCAGCTAAAACAACGGTTTCTGAAGGCGACAACATCGGGTCAGTAAAGGTTCCTGCCAGCACAGGTGAACGGTCCAAGATCGAGGGCGAACGCAACAGCGATTCCCTTAGCCCCAGTCGATCAGGGATGAACAAGGCGTTGGTCCAGTCTTATGTGAGCCTGATGGCAGAACTGGAAGAATACGAATCACGCGAGGGTTGGACAGACATCGAGGAGGTCTCCTAAGGTGGCAGATTTCATCCAACTCCCAGCAACGCTCAATATTTCGGCAGTCGCCGGAGACGATGTGCAGATGGTGGTCACGGTTGCTCCCGCAACAGACTGCTCCAGCACGATCAGCATAGCCAACATGACATTTGCGGCAGCGTTTAAGACCTCCAACCTGACCTACAACGCAACGACTTCGGCCAACTCCACCACGGGGAAGGTTACGGTCACATGGTCGGATAGCCAGACAACTGCGGCTGGAGCAGGAAGTTACAAGTGGTGGATGACGTTCACGGATGGTGATATCACGAAAACCCGTCTCGCTGGCAATTTCCTGGTGATCCCCCGTGGCTGATCCAATCCAAGTCAGGGTTCGGCTCGAACCTCCTGTGAATGTTGTTGTCTCTCCTGCAAATCAGGTGGGCGTGCAAGCCTCCGTCCAGGATACGTATCGAGTTTCGGTATGCGTTGCTGAGAAAGGTGCCAAGGGAGATACGGGCGCAGCAGGCCCGCAAGGGGCAACAGGCGAACCGGGATTACCGGGATCGTACTTGTACAACCTTGGCGATGTCCAGCTATCCAGCCTCACGCAAGGCGATCTACTCTCCTACAACCAATCAATCAGCAAATGGGCGAACATCAAGCAGTCAGTTGTCACTGACGGAGGAAATTTCTGATGGCAAATCCAATCCGCATCAAAAGAAGAACATCCGGTGCAACTGGTGCGCCATCAGGCTTGCTGAATGCAGAACTTGCGTTCAACGAAGTCGATAGTACCCTTTATTACGGCTTTGGCGACACGGCAGGGTCAGCCTCGTCGATATTGGCTATTGCTGGGCCTGGGGCATTTTTAACCCTTAGCTCCACGCAAACGGTCACTGGTGACAAGACGTTCTCAGGCAATCTGATTGCCGTAACCCAGACTGGATCGGATAACAGCACCAAAGTTGCAACGACGGCGTTTGTGACCAGCAAATTATCCAATCTGACAAATGTGGTCAACACGTTTAATACCCGTACAGGCAATGTGACGCTCACATCGTCGGATGTGACCACGGCACTGACCTATACGCCACTGACGAATACAAATCCCTCGATCACAGGTACGCTTGCCGTTTCTGGCGATACGACGATCACGGGCAACCTCACGGTCAACGGCACAACGGTCACCATCAATTCCACGACGATGAACGTGGACGATAAGAATATTGAGCTGGGTGCAGTTGCAACGCCTACGGACACGACAGCGGATGGTGGTGGGATTACTTTAAAGGGTGCAACTGACAAGACGATCAACTGGTTTTCGGCCACAGGTGCTTGGACGATCTCTGAGCATGTCTCGATTGCAACAGGTAAAGAATACCGCATTAATGGTGTTTCGGTGCTGACCTCTAGCACGCTGGGCAGTGGTATCACGGGATCAAGCCTGACCTCTGTGGGGACGATTGCAACTGGCACTTGGCAAGGAACAGCGGTTGGCGTGGCTTATGGTGGCACTGGTGCTACAACGGCATCGGCGGCTCGAACAAATTTAGGGTTGGCGATTGGAACGGATATCCTTGGCACATCAACGACAATTGATGGGGGTACGTTCTGATGGCTCAGATTATCCAGCTCAAACGATCTGCCACATCAGGTGCAATCCCATCTGCTGCCAGTTTGTCGGCTGGCGAATTGGCTGTTAATACGGCTGATGGCAAAGCGTTTACGAAAAAAGATGATGGCACAGTCGTTGGGCTGACAGACGGGTTGCTCTTGGCTACTTCTGCGGATGCCAATTATATTCAGGTCTGGAAAGACACGCAGACGACCGCAGGGACATTATCTCAGTTCCCAAAATACAGTTCCATAACATCGGGTAGCGGCCCCATTCAGGGCTATTCCAGAGGGCTACTAACAAGCAACACATCAGGCACGGTCACAAAGACTATATTTGACGGCAGTTTGTATTCGTCATCCGGTTCTACAGTCCTCCAGTATAAATCTATTGGATTTAATGCCAACGATACAGGCTCTGCTAACTCGTCCAAAACGGGGCGTTTACTGGTTGGGCAGTATGGCGAGGTGTATCTAGAGTCTTCTACTAAGGTCAACGCCAACACCCTTACCACGGCTACGTTTGATTTAAATGCCACGGCTCGGCCTAGCGGAATTACGCAAACATACGACCCTCATGCGATCAGCGCAGGTATCCACGCCCGATATGCGGTAGGGACAACTGGAAGTTATAATCCAAGTAGTTCTGCGGATAGAGTTTCTGGTGGTAAGGTAACAGAATTTGACCTTTATCCAGTTGTGCAAGTCACGCGGTTTTCCAACGGCACATATATTGGTCGGCCCGGCCAGATTTATCTGACTGCAACCAACGATTGGGCTAGTGCCGACCCAGATTTGGCGTTCGACCACGCATATGATTACAAAACTACCTTGAGTCTTGGTGAATCGGCAGAACTGGTATTTCAAAACGCCAATCGGACATCGCTTCGCACCCCAAATATGACAGACTACTCGATTTTAACCAGATCCTATGCAGACGCACGTTATGCCGGGATTGGCAGCAGCGGTGGAATCTTTGATGGCGGGTCGGCATCTACCAGCGACAACACGTTTGATGGAGGCACTGCAACAGGATGAGCAAGATACAACTCAGGCGTGATACCGCTTCAAACTGGACATCAGCCAACCCAACACTTTCGCCAGGTGAACTGGGGTTCGAGACGGACACGGGTAAATTTAAGATTGGAAATGCTGCCGGAACGTCCTGGACATCCCTGTCTTATGCAGCAGTCACAGCTTACAGCGACATCAGCGGAACACCATCGGCATACAGCCTTCCTACAGCGACCACATCGGTTCTGGGCGGGGTTAAAGTCGATGGAACAACGATTACGATTGCCAGCGGTGTTATCAGTGCTTCCGCATCTTCTTATACTCTGCCTACTGCAACCACAGCGGTTTTGGGTGGAGTCAAGGTTGATGGCACATCCATCACAATTTCAAGCGGGGTAATCAGTTCAAGCTATTCTTATACTCTTCCAGCAGCATCGGTATCTGTTTTAGGGGGCGTTAGGATTGGGACGGGTGTTGGTCTGGATGCAAACGGATTCCTGATCTCTGATGTTAAGCTCACCACAAACAC